ACTGTCAAGAATAACCTTCTAACATTGATTCTATCAAAGGCAGAAGCATATCCTAATCCAGTCTTATCACCAAAGAGTAGAATTCCATTACCCTTCTGATTAATAATTGGGTTAATTCTAGAAGAATAAAGAAGGTCTCTTTGATCTTTATCTGGTGTGTAAGCAAGTTTTACAGCATTATTCAAGATTCCTCTCTGCTGTCCAGCAGGTGAGAACCAAGGATAAGCATTGATTCCTGTTCTTACCATCAATCCAGCAATGTCTCCATTACATGGAACCCAACGGAACTCATTATTAAATCTGTCATACATGTACTTGTATCCACTATCAAATACACCATAAGAAGATGATGATAGAGGACTGAAGAATTTCAGTAGATTATTAGTCTGAGTTGTAGAGTTTGTTACATTAACAACATTTGCTCTATGTGGACTGATTGTTGCCATACAGTCTTTTCTGGAACCACAGATAGAAAGTAGTAGATTAGCTTTTGCTTGAGTCTCACTTTCTACATTTAAACCAGGTCCCATGATAAGGAAGTCAACTGCAACATCATCCTTGTTCTTAAACTTATTGTATGATGTTAGTAAGTTTCCTAGTGTTGCTGCATATGAATCAGCAGAACCATAATCAACTCCACCACCAAATGTATAGGAAATATTTCCTAAACTACTGTAGTTAATACCTTGAGCATTTACACCCCAAGTACCTTCTGAAGTTGTGTTAGCAACAAAACCAGATGAGAAACCATCTGCTTTAGGACTTGTTAACCAATAAGCATCAGTTCCTTGTGATGGGTTGTATCCAGCATAGATTTGAGATGAATTATCTACAAGGTAATCCTTATAGTAAGTCTTCTTACCAGATTCTCCATCAGCAACAGCATCCTTTGCCTTAGAAAGGAATGTGTGCTTCTCTAAAATATTTCCCTGTACTCCTGTGATATCTCCTGTATCATCTACAACAACTAAGTGTAGTGAGTCATTAGAACCTTGTCTCTCAGTAACATAGTTACTAGTAACTGGTTTAGAAGCAATTGTCTTCCAGTATACAGTTGAGTTAGTTAATCCAAGAGTCTGTTGGTCATACCAGTCAGCAATACTAGATGTAGTCCAAGTTGCATCAGTACCACCAGGACCAGTATTAATACCAGCATTATTAACAATTCTAAGTACTGCTCCTGAAGCAAATGATCTAGCAGGATCACTTTCTGCATAAGTTACAGCAGTTTCTGTACCAGCATAAGATACTCTAGATGTAATCTTAACACTTATAGTACTTGCTGAAGTAGTAGCATCTGTAGATACTCCTGTAATAATGCCTTTTAAATGACCCTTAAATTCTGCTGTTGTACCTGCACCAGGAAGAACTACACCATCTACTGATGCGGTAACTCCATATCCAATAAGTGCTTTAGCAGTTGCCAAACTAGCAGTTGTAATACCAATTGTTTGGTCAGCAAGGTTGTCAATATAACAAACCTTCATTGTGTTTGACCAAGAACCTGGGTTCTTAGCAGCATAAGTGAAGTTAGTAGCAGTTTTCCAATTACCTTCGTAATTGTCTTTGTTCTCAATAGCCAATACAGTTGTAGATGCTATACCTACACCAGCATTACCATTGTTTAATCCTGTTCCGCTAGTTCTAACGACCTTAAGAACTCCTCCATAACTTAGAAAGGATGATGCAGTCATCCAATACTCAAATTGATTGTCATTTGATTGAGGCTTACCAAATGTATCGATTAATTGCTGTGAAGTATTGATTTGTGTTACTTCATTAACAGGTCCAATTGGAAATGGGCCTGCAATAGCACCAATGTTATCTAATACGTTTTCAGCTCTCCCTACAGTGAGATCAACTTCCCTGATTAATACACCAGGAGATAATTGAGGAGTCGCCATGTCTTTTTTCCCCGAAAGTTCTCAGTTTATCTGAAAATATTTATTAATTTCAATGTTTTCAGAGGGGAAACTTCGCACGAACAGTTTACCAATCTGGATATAACCAATCAGAGAAATTTCTATGCCTCTTTCTATTTTTTACTACTCTTCTTGTTGTGCATATTTTACATTCATAAGAATAAGCAGATGGTAGAGTTCCTCTATCCTTTCTAGTTAAATAAAATCCTTCTATTAGGTTCTTTGTCTCGCCACAAACTCTACACTTCCTATCTGATAGGAATAGATGGTTATAAGTTATCTGTTCATCTATATTCACTTATTAAGGTTTTCCTGTTTTTATTTGTGTTTCTAAAATTGCATCACGAATAATTCTTTGCAACTGTCTGCTTTTCTTTCTACCTAAACCAGCAGATGTATCAATCTTAACTTTAACCCAGTAAAGACCTATAACCACTAGAAGAAATGGAATAGCATCTGCCCATGAGATCTCATTCCAAGCATCCACTACATTTAACATTCCAAACATAATTAATTTAATAACTATTACTATCTATCACAGTACCTGAACAACACCAACAACATCAGGAATTTCCATCATTAATTTCTTTTCAATACCTTGCTTTAAAGTCATAACACTCATAGCACAAGTTTCACAAGCACCACCCAATCTTACTTTGACGTATCCAGTTTCCTCTTCTATCTCTACAAGTTGAAGAGATCCACCATCTGCTTCAATGTATGGTAAAAGTTCTTCTAAAACTCTGATTACATTCTCTTCTGTTAATTCCATATGTGTTGCCAAATAATGTTGTCTTTTGAGGTATTCATATTGATCATCACTCATTACATATAATCCCACATATAACTGTTACTCACATCAACTCCACCACCTTTATCACCATATTCATCAGTAAACCATCTATCTCCTTCTGAATCAACAAAAGTATTTTCACCATCCAATCCATCACTCATAAAACCAAATGGAGCCATATCCTGTTCTATTTGATTCTTTTGCTCATCATATAATCTTTTTCTAACATCTTGGTCTGTTAATTCTTTAAAATAATCCTGAGCAACTAACCAAGCATATATTACTAAACACATTGCAAGGTCATCATTACATCCTTCTTCTGCTTCAAATGAATTGTGTTTTTGGATAAAAGTAGTTAATTCACTTAATATTTCATAATCATTGAATATTAATTTATCTGATTCAATAATAGTCTTTAAGTTAAGAGCACCTACCTTTTTCACAGTCTTGGACATCTTAACTCCTAACTGAGTCTTCTTACCAGAGAATCCCTGTCCTACAA